GGGGCCGCTGTGCGCAAGTCATAACGTTTTCACAGCAAAACCCATGCTATGCTCTTCTGGATAACACACAGGAGGACAGAGCATGGGTTTTTCTAACGAGAGGATGAGGACAGGGCAGCTGGTGAACTGGTTCCTGCTGGACGGCCTCGAGCTGACCCCGGCGGGATACCCTGTCACCCAGGCCCTGTCACTGCCCTTCGGGGTTGACCACCTGATCGGCTTCAACGAGCTTCTGACCTGCAAGCACCCGGAGAACGCAGGCGTGCACTTTTTCCTCGATGACTACCAGTTCGAGCGATTCTGGAGGATGCCGGAGCGGTACCTCTACGCGCTGGAGAAGTGCCCGCTGGTCATCGGCCCGGACTTCTCGCTTTACACAGACTTTCCCGCGCCCATCCAGCACTGGAACCACTACCGGAACCAGCTGCTGACCGCATGGCTTCAGCACAACGGTGTCTGCGCCATTCCCACCGCGAGCTGGTCGGACGAGGACAGCTTCCGCTGGTGCTTCGACGGCATCAGCAAGGGCGGCGCAGTGGCCGTGAGCACGGTGGGATGCCTGGTGCACAAGGACGCACTGCAAGGGCTCCTGCGCGGCGTGGCGGAGTTGATCCGGCAGACCGAGCCGAAGGAGCTGCTGGTCTACGGCA